TCTTCGAGCATAGCAATGTCAACCTACCCCAATACGCTTGAACCTTTACTAGGTCCGAACCTAGACTCCCTCCTCGCAGAGATGGAGGAAAAATTCCCACCCGTCAACCCTCATCCTAAAGAACAAATATCTTCTATCATGTATCAAGCAGGTCAGAGAGATGTTGTTCAATGGTTTCGGAACCGTGTTAGTGATGAAAGTAAACTAAATTATTCATAGGAGATATAGTTATGTCTAGAAATAGTTCGAATAATCGGTATACAATTGGATCCACTTGGGGCTCAGGATGGAAAAGCGATTGGGACGACCAAGCTGACACCAGTCAGCAATCGATAACTTTTGAACAGGCTACTCAGGGCGAACCTCGTAACCGATGGGGCATAAGACATGCTGATTGGGCGAGGTTAGACGCAAAAGAACAGGAAAAATGGGATAAAAGATTCTATAGATCTAGAAAGAAGAGAGGTAGAGGTAAGAGATTTGAGAAATGGATCAAAAGAAAAAAGGACGATATTCTTGGGGACGTAGGTTATACTTATCCTAAAAGTATTGGCAGTGCAGCGGTTGCAGAATCAGAGGAAAGATCTGATGCAAGGTTTGGTGATCTGGAGCAAAGATATACTGAACTTACAAATCAATACAAACTTCTCCAAAATTCATTAGGATTGGGAGAACATCAACAAGGTGCAGGAGGCCAATTAGCTTGGTCTACTCAAGCACAGCAACAGCAAAACGCTTTTAATGAGCAGATGGCAGCATTACAACAGCAGTATCAACAGCAAGCTGCGGATTATCAACAACAAATCCAAGCTTTTAATGTAGCTCAGCAGCAAAGCGCCTTTGCAAATCAAATGCAACTTAGAACACCTACTGCTGTAGCTCCTAATACAACAGCTTCGAATGCTTATAACTCTAGATGGTTTTCACGTCCTGCTCAACAAGCTCAGGCACAACCAGTAGCTGCCCCTACAAGTTTAGTAGATCAATCAACTAACGTATAATTATGTCGGCCAAACAAAGGTATGACTATTTAAGTACACAGCGTTCCCAGTTTCTAAACGAAGCGAAAGATGCTTCTGAACTTACCCTTCCTTATTTAATAAGAGGGCAAGAAGAGCATTATAAAGGGATGAAAAATTTATCTACACCATGGCAAAGTGTTGGTGCGAAGGGAGTAGTAACTCTAGCGTCTAAATTGATGCTAGCTCTACTACCTCCTCAAACCAGTTTCTTTAAACTACAAGTAGATGAATCACAACTTAGTGAAGCCTTCGGACCTGAAGTAAGGTCTGAACTTGACTTATCTTTTGCAAAAATTGAGCGTACTATCCTCGAAGCTATTGCTGCTTCAGATGATCGTGTAGTAGTACACCAAGCCTTACAACATTTAGTTGTAGGTGGTAACGCTCTGATTTACATGGGTAAGACTGGGTTGAAACTTTATCCCCTTAATCGTTACGTAGTAGAACGAGATGGTAACGGCGAAGTAATTGAAATAGTAACCAAAGAAAGGATCAATAAAAAATTAATCGAAGGAGTACTTCCTAAAGATTATAAAGAAGGAATAGAAACAAGCCCTAACGATGAAGGCAATAGTGGTGCAGAACAAAATGAATGTGATGTCTACACACATGTAACACGTCAGAATAATAGATTCTTATGGCATCAAGAAGTCTATGGTCATGTACTTAAGAACTCCTTAAGTAAAGCACCTATAGATGCAAACCCTTGGTTACCATTAAGATTCAATACAGTTGACGGAGAAGATTATGGACGTGGTAGAGTCGGTCAATTCATAGGAGATCTCAAGTCCCTTGAGGCACTCTCTCAGGCCATCGTAGAAGGCTCTGCAGCAGCTGCTAAAGTTGTTTTTGTAGTATCGCCCTCAAGCACTACTAAACCAGCCACGCTGGCGAAGGCAGGCAACGGAGCAATCGTTCAAGGTAGACCCGATGATATCGGTGTTGTCCAAGTGGGCAAGACTGCGGACTTCGGTACAGCTTATGAGATGATGGGTCTATTAGAACGTAGACTTAGTGAAGCATTCTTGATAATGAACATCAGACAGAGTGAAAGAACTACTGCTGAAGAAGTTAGAATGACACAGATGGAGTTAGAACAACAGTTAGGTGGACTATTTAGTTTACTTACTGTAGAGTTCTTAGTTCCATACTTGAATCGTAAACTCAGTGTGTTCCAAAAAGCTGGTGATATACCTAGAATACCTAAGAAATTAGTTAAACCTACTATTGTAGCAGGTATAAATTCTCTCGGTAGAGGTCAAGATGTACAAGCATTAGGTGACTTCCTAACTACTATTGCTCAAACGATGGGACCAGAAGCAATTGCAACATATATAAATCCTGAGGAAGTAGTTAAAAGATTAGCTGCTGCTCAAGGTATTGATGTATTGAACCTTGTCAAGAGTATGCAAGAAGTTCAAGATCAACAACAACAGCAATTCCAACAACAACAGGACTTAGAGATGACTAAGCAGAATGCTGCTATAGCCGGATCACCAATGATGGATCCTTCTAAGAATCCAGCTCTTGCGGATATGCTCACTCCTGAAGAAGGAGCAGGGATACCACCTGAAATGGTAGAACAACCACCTATTTAACACTATGGCAGAAACATTAACTTATGATAATAGCCCTGATACAGTATCAACAACTGAGAACCTAACTGCTGATGAACAAGATTCTTTGGAAGTAGGTACCAAACTTGTAGAACAACAGGATCAATTATTAGCTGGTAAATATAAAAATGCTGAAGAACTAGAGAAAGCTTACGTTCAATTACAACAGAAGCTTGGAGATAATACTAAAGAAACCCCTGAAGTAACAGATAAAGAAGTAGAAACACCTGAAGATTCAGCAGAATCTGAAGAGGATACTAAGGATCAAGAACCAACAGATGATTATTCTTTACTAGAAAAACTTTGGGAAGAAGCTCAGACTTCATATACTGAGGAGACTACCGATAAGTTATCAGCTATGGGTGTTGAAGAAGTTGTTAATATGCATTTAGCATATCGTAAAAATGTTGAAGACAACTTCACTCCACAACGTGATCTTTCTGAAGGAGAGATGAAAGATTTACAAGCGGTAGCTGGAGGCCCAGAAGAATATCAAAGTATGTTATCTTGGTCAAATGATAACTTGACTAAAGAAGAAGTTGGAATGTTTAATCAAGTTATGCAGAGAGGTGATCCACTATCTTGTTTCTTTGCGATACGTGCTCTCTCATATAGATATGAAGATTCAGTTGGGAGGACAGGAGAAATGGTAACAGGAACAGCACCAAAAGAAAGTAAAAACATATTCCGTAGTCAAGCAGAAGTCGTTTCAGCAATGAGTGACAAACGTTATGACAATGACCCTGCTTATAGAAATGATATTATGGAGAAATTGAAACGCTCACCTAATGTAGAATTCTAACTATGCCTTTAGTAAACGGAAAGAAATATCCTTACACAGCTAAGGGTAAAGCTGCAGCAAAGAAAGCAGCAACTAAAAAGAAACCTAAAAAGTATTAAGATAGGCGTGCCGACCCGAAACTTCGTCCTCGGCCATTAACCTAATTCTATTTATCTTAATGACCAAAGCAAACGTATTTCCTAAGGAACCCGAGATTGAGGTTATCGAACCTCCTACACCTTACGAATACCTACAGAATGCTGAACGTGTAAACGGATGGCTTGCAATGATTGGATTCAATGCAGCCGTTGGAGCTTACTTGTTCACTGGACAAATACTACCTGGAGTATTCTAGGTCACATACGCCGCGTCCGTTCATCCATTTTATGGACGCATGAAACCACATCATGGAACGGGGGTGTGGTACTTGGAGAAAACCAATGCAAACTGCAAAGAAGATTGTACTCAAGTATCGCGGCGTGCCTTACACGAAAACTATTTAAAATTTATTAACAATGAAAAGACTAGCACTAGCCCTCGCTGCCACCTCATTCGCGACCGCTCCTGCTTTCGCCGGCGCTTACGTGAACGTCGAATCGAATGCCGGTTATACCGGATCTGAATACGACAACCGTACGACAGACCTTCACGTCGGCTTTGAAGGTGGTAATGATACATTCGGATATTATATTCAGGGAGGCCCAGCCATCGTAGCTGACGAAGGTGATGCCGATACTGATAGCAGACTATCCGGTAAGACTGGACTTAGTGTAAATGCTGGGGAAAACCTAAACATTTATGGTGAGATTTCAGTATTAACACCTGAAGCTGACGACGATGACAAATCATGGGGCACGAAACTAGGCGCTAAATATAGCTTCTAATTTATGGCACAACAATCAACAGGAGGATTTGGGATAGCACATCCAGTACAATTTTCTCCTGAAAAAGTAGATATTAAAGATCCTCCTGATACATTACCTAGTGAACAACAACCACCAGGAGTAGATGAGGAGGTAGATTATAATTCTTTAGAGGAAACTCTAGTGAGTTGAATCAGGAGAGAGAGCACCTCAGAGTAGGACTCTCTCTTCATTGGCTTTGGCCCTTACGAGGATACCCTTAGCCGTCTAGACGGTGGGAGAGACCACAACAAATGATCAAAAAATTTATGCGCGTAAGACAGTAAACAAATACAAACAAATTAATCAACAATGGCCCAACAGAATAACACTGCCCAAGGTAATTTAACCTGGGGTGGTGCCGCTAATGGAGCTGATACCACTACCTCTGCAAGGAGAGAGCTTTATTTGAAGCTGTTCTCTGGAGAGATGTTCAAAGGATTCCAACGTAATACAATTGCTAGGGATCTTGTAACTCGTCGTACCCTTCAAAACGGTAAGAGTTTACAGTTCATCTTCACAGGTAGAACCAAGGCAGAATTCCATGTACCTGGACAATCAATTCTAGGTAATGACGAGAAGTCACCTCCAGTAGCTGAGAAGACCATCACTTGTGATGACCTCTTAATCAGTTCTGCATTCGTGTATGAACTAGATGAGACACTTTCTCACTATGATTTGAGAGGAGAAATCTCTCGTAAGATCGGTTATGCACTAGCCGAGAACTATGACCGCCGGATCTTCCGTGCGATCACGAAAGCTGCTAGACAGCCTTCGGCTATCACTATGAATGATTTCAAAGAGCCAGGTGGTAGTATTGTTAAGGTTGGTACTGCTGCCAGTACAACTGCAATCT